AGCTCGGCGCAGAAACGGATGACGCGGTCCTCCGGCCCATGGCCGGCATCGCTCACCAGTCGGTTCAACAGGTGGTCCTTGCAGTGCTCGGTGCCGACGTTCCACACGCCATAGCCGCCCTGGATGGTCTTGCCCCGCCGGCTCTTGTCCGGGTGGCTCGGGTTGTGGGCGATGGGGCGATTGATGCGCATGGTGCTGCCCTGCACGGCGAACACCGGGATCCGCAGGCTGGTGCGGTTGACGAAGCGGCGCACCTGCTCGCCGCGGTGGCCGCGCGAATCGATGCCGGCGGCGCGGATGCGCAGTTTGTGGCCGAAGGCGTTAACGAGCGGGGTGTTGAGATATTCCTCGAGGCGCTGCCAGGTCTCGTCCAGCATGGTGTCGCCGTGGATCTCGTGGTATTCGACGATCCACAAGTGATTGGCTCCCCAGCCGAGCAACTGAATGGCGAGCCACTTGTCTTGCGTATCGACGCCGACCGTGAGCTCGAGACAGCCAACCGGAATGGTGCGCATGGGCACATCCTCCATGCGCGCCTCGAGTTCGTGCGCGGTGAGGTTGGCGGTCTCATCGCGCCAGGTCTCGCCGAGATGGGTGTTGAGAAAGGTCTTGAGGGCGGCCTTGTCCGCGTGCGCAGTGATCCATTCGTGCGAGAGTTCGAGCCACGATGGCCCGAGACCGATCGGCGCATACAGCGCGTTGATGTGATAGCCGCGCCGGCGCACCTCGGGTTTGTCCGCCACCCAGCGCCCGTCGGCCAACAGGGCGGGTTTGTGGTGCTCCTCGATCTCGCCACCGCAATGCTCGCACTCGTACCAGGCGCGGTTCGCGATTGGACGGCTGGTCTTGAGGTTGCCCCACTTCAACGACTGGTAGGCACCGCAAGCCGGGCAACCGACATGGTAGTGGCGCTGGTCGGTGAGCTCGTATTCGCGTTCGATCAGGCTCGCGCCCTTGACGGTGGGCGTGGAGATGAGCAGCAGTTTCGAGCGCGTGAAGGCCTTCAAGCGCCCGCGCGCGAGCGCCACCGGGTCGCCCTCGTCCCCGACTTCCTCCGGGAAGCGGTCGAGATCGTCCATGACGAGATAGCGCGCGGATTTCTGCGCGTAGGAATTGGGCGAGTTGCCGCCGGCCAGGAACAGGATGCCGCCGGGGAAGTCGATCATGTCCTGGCGGTTGGCGGCATCGCGCGAGCGATTACCGCCGAGCACGTTGCGCACCGCCTCGGTATCGGTGAGCAGGGGGTTCAGTTTCTGCGCCTTCCAGGCATCGCGGCTCTCGAGTGTCGGCATGAGCACCATGGCCGGCGCCTGGGCATGTTCGATGATGTAACCGAGCCAGTTGACCGTGGCCTCGGTGATGCCGACCTGCGAGGATTTCATGATGACGATCTCATCGACCGTCGAATGCAGCGACAGGCAATCCATGATCTCGCGCAGGATCGGATTGCGCGCGGTACGCCAGCGCCCGGCCTCGCCCGATTGCTTGCTGGAGAGCCAGCGATGGCGGTCTGCCCACTGGCTCACCGTGAGCCGGTCGCGCGGACGCGTGGCGGTGGCGAGCGTCTGGTAGCAATAATGCCGCCAGTTGGGCGCGGTGGTTGCGACGGCGGTCATGATTCCAGCGCCTCGGCCTTGTGCTTGGCCGCCTCGTGCAGTTCGCGTTGCAGGTCCTCGAACGCCTCGGTGAGCATGCCGTGGGTTTCCTCGAGATTGGCCAGCGGATAGAGTTGTGGCGCCAGGCGGTCGGCCAGGTTCTCCAGCAGGCCGCGCAGGGTGGCCCCGAAATCCTTCAGCACGAAATCCACCGCCTCGCGCTCGACCAACGATCCCTCGAGCTTCTGGCGCTCGATGCGCCGGATGCGCGCCACCTCCTCGCGGTCGATGCGCTCCCAGTGCGCGCGGCTACCGACCGCCGGTAGTGCGCTGTCGTCGTCATTCGGTTCCGGCGCCGGTTCCTCACCGCGTGCGATCCGCCAGCGCGCCTCGGTATCCGGACGCGCCCCGCTCGCCTGGCGCATCCGCTCGCGCGAGGCCTCGACATCCACCCCCCGCCCGACCATGACGAGCTTGCCGGATTGGCGCAGCTTGGTGACATAACTCTTGCTGCGCTTGATGATCGCCGCAAATTGCGAGAGCGTGGCGATCTCCGGAGCGCTCATGGCTGCGGCACCAGTGGCATGCGGATGATGGCGTCGATGCTGAGTTGCTGGACGCGACCTTGCGAGGCAACCACAAAGACGGCGAACTTTCGCCTCGAGCCCCCGTATTTCCTGAAGTATCCGGTCTTGGCAATCAGCCCGCGATCCAGCAGATCGTGCAGGTAGGCGCCGATGGCGTTGCGGCAAATACCGGTCGCGGCCTGCAGGTCGCGGCTGGTGGCCGGACCTTCCCGCAGCGCATCGAGCACGGTCTGGATCTGTGTGCGTTGCGTGCGCGCCATTGGTATCAGGTGCCGACCTCATCGAACATCAGCGCGAGTTGGCGGGCCTTCTCCGCTGCCGCCTCGGCGCGCTCGGCATCTTCGGCCATGCGTGCGGCGATGAAGGCGCGGATCACCGCCGGGTGCACGCCGGACTTCTCCGCCACCACCTTGAGTTTCTCGCGGAATGCGGCGCGCGAGCTGCGCATGAGCTCGTAACCGTTCTCCAGTTCCCGCAGGCTATCCCTTAGCGGCGCGAGCTTGAGCGTCTCGGCCGAAGAGATCGTCCGTGCCGGCGTTTCGTTGGGGGTCGTCGCTTGCTCCATGTGGAACCTCCTGGTGCTGGTCGCAGGCCGCGCGCGCGGCCTCGAGGTTGAAGTAGACGCCGAGCAGTTCCCGGCGTTGCGGCACGCGCGTGCCGTGGGTGTATTTCCAAAGCAGGCGCCGGCTGTGCTCGTCATGGCCGGCGTCCGGCGTCCAGGCGCTGTAGCTGTGCACGCCGCGCAGGACCGAGACGCTGATCTGGTATCCGAGCGGATTGACCCAGCACGAAGGCGAGCGTCTGATCCAGCCGATCACGCGTTTTTCTCCCGATGTGACGGGTGTGACGGGTATTGGTGACATCCACCACACATATAAGTTATTGATTTATCTTTATTGTTACAGATGTTACATATGTGACGGGTACGCCCGCGTATGCGCGAGCAAACATTTATGGACATAACTATCACTGCATCTCTCATGTGCGCGTGCGCGTTAGTCCGTCACATCCGTAACAAATCAATTACTTCAATCCGTTAACCCGTCACAAGCCCGTCACCAAGCCCGTCACACCCGTCACATTCAGCCCTGTTTCCATTCATCCATGCAGAAATCGAACTGTTTTACGCACTCTCCCAACCAGATCTGCTTGGTCTTGTCCGGTGGGCATTCGACCCCCGGCGGAAAAATGAAGCGCGCCTGTTTCTTGCCAGTACCGTTCAGATAGTGGGCCTGTTCGCGCATGGCGCGGCTGCGTTTGGTAATCTCCGCCAGGAACTTCGGCTCCGGTGCGTATCGTGCGTAGCCCATGCGCCCGCACCAGTCCCGGTAGAGCGCGTAGACCTGTAGCGATTTGGCGGGGATTGTTGGGATGTGGTCGATCTCCCCGCGCAGCCACTCCCGCATGAAGCGTTCGGTGGAATCGAGCGATAGCTCCATCAGGTCCTGCTTGGCGATGGTCATCGGTGGCGGCGTGTATTCATTGAAGTCGCCGAGATCGATCTCATGTTTTAGGTACCAGTAGAGTGCCGCGATCCCGCCGTTTGCGATCTCTGTTTCGATGCGCTTATAGAAATCGCTGGGCAGCGCGCTGGGCGTCCACAGCACCACGTGGCGGCCGTCGTCGCGCTCGAGCGCGGTCGGTTGGGTCTCGTTCGAGAGGAACACCAGGTTGCAATGGTTGTCCTCCCAGTAGCTCTTGACGTTCTTCGGGTTGATGCGGATGCGCCGCCCGGTGATCATGCCCTTGAGTTTGTTCTTGACGTGGTAGAGTTCCTGGCGGGCGATAACCTCGTCGGCGATCAGGAACAGTTTCTTGCTGAAGCAATCGTTGTATTTATCCTCGAGCGCGTCCTGGTCGATCACTTCCCCGTAGGGCCCATAAATCTCCATCACCGACTCGAAGAAGAAGTTCTTGCCGACCCGCTGCGGCCCGTGCACCACCAGCGCGGTGCGCATCTTGGCGCCGGGATGCTGCAGCGGATAGGCCAGCCATTTCAGTATCCATTCGTAGATACCGCGCGCATTCCGGTCCTCGTTCTGGCATAGGTGCTCGAGCATGGCGAGCAACTCGGTGCACTCGCCTTTCACCGGCTCCATCGGCCAGCCGCCCCAGAGGTTGCAGGTGATGCGATCGTTCGCTTCGCTCGGATCGAAACCGACCTCGTTGATGCGCACCACGCGCTTGTCCTGGGATTCATGCCAGGCCTTGAAGGTATCGCGCCCGGCGCATGCCATCTTCACGTCTTCCGCCGAGACCAACATGCGTTCCTGAAAGTCGAACAGCGACTTGTTGTGCCCGTAGATCACCGCGAAACGATCGAATAATTCTTGCGTCGTGGTGATCGGCGACAATCGCTCTCCCCGCGCCCCTTGTCGGGGTTCATCGCGCCGTGGCTTCGCCTCCCGCCACCCCAACTGATCAAGCATTGCCTCAATTTGCAACCTAACCGAGTGAGGGGCCGTGTCGCGCGTGTAGTCGCGCAGGTCATCGAAGTCGGTGAGTTTCTTGCGCCCGCAACGGATCGCCTCCACCTCTTGCCGGTGATCGGCCGCTTGCTCGTCCAGCTGGGCGGCGTAGAAATCGGTCCGGAACGGTTCCCCTTCCGGGAAGTGCGGAGCGACCCATGCACCATCAACGGCGAAGGCCGCCGCCCTGGCACAGGTGATGCCGGGATTGCCGCGCGACGCGAAGTCGTCATCGGCGCAGATGAGGATCCGGGCGCCGGGATGGCGGCGGCGAATCGCCTGGGCCACGGGCAGCAGGTTGTTGGCATCGAACGCCACCACCGTGCAGAGCCCACTCTCCTCCCGCAGCACGGCGCCGGTGACGAACCCCTCGGCGATGAGAATGATGCCGCTCTCTCCCGGTGCGCCCAGCATGAAGAACAGGCCGGTCTGCGACATGCCGGCCGGCCAGTATTGCTTGTTGGTATCCTTGCGCTTGCGCCGCACCTCTGGACCGATGAACTGCAGCGCGCGGATGTCGCCGGCGGCATTCATCATCGGCACAACCAGCGTGCCGTTCGGCGTCATGCGCGCGCCGTGGGCGTCGACATCGCGGTCGAGAAGGTAGGCGCATGCGCCTCGCTCCTTGATCTCCTGGCACTTGATAAACATGCGCTGCGCGCGCCGCGCCGCCACCTCGAGCTCGCGCTTGCGGATGGCATCCGCCCGTTTGCGGTCGGCCGCCATGCGATCGCGGATCGCCTGGCTCTGTTCCTTGCTGAGCGACAACTCGCCGAGGCGAACCTTCTGCGCGTTGTTCTTATTGCCGACCCAGACGCCGAACGAACCGACCAGGGCAATGCGCCCATCATCGAGCTGCCACTCACGCAGCCAGTACCAGCCCTTCTTCTCGCGGCTGCCTTCGATTCGCACGCGCTGCGGCCTGCTCGTGCCGGCCTCGATGTACTCGACAATGAGACCGGCATCGCGCAGCTGCGCGAGCACGTCGTCGTAATTGATCGCTGTATAGCCTGCGGCTGCCATCACCAATTCACTCTGTTTTCGCCTCTCACCCTAGCGTTTCATCGCGGTTCGAATTACCCGTACGACTGGATGCAGGAAGGACCCGTCGCTCCGGTCTTGCCATGCTCATTGCGAAAAAAAAATAAAGAACTCGCATGCTGTATATACATACAAGGGGCGCGGGGTGAACCATCAATATGGATACCCATTAGCGATGTGCCTTGGGAAGCACTCCGTATTTGATTAGGGTCTCGATCTCCTGCTGCAGTGTGCTGATCGTCACGGCCTGTTCGCGGATGGTCTTATCCTTGGCGTCCTCGAGCACGTGCAGTCCCTTGCCTCGGCGATATGCGAGCCAGATAAGAGGGATCTCATTGCCAAGCAAATCGAAAAGCTGCGTCCATTTATTGATCGGGAAATGGGCATGCCCGGAGAGGATGCGTGACCATTGCGCCTTGTCGATACCAAGCGGCAAATAGATTTCCTTCTCCTCTCTCCCAGATACCTGCAGGGCCAGCTTCAGCGCGGAGAGCATGTCAGGTTGTTTGAAAATCACGTCCGCAGTGACAGCTTCCACCTGCTGTAAAGATGGGCCGGACTCAGCAAATAAACCGAGCTGGTCATGGGTAGTCGTCATTTTGTTGACGCGTGTTGTTTGTCGATTCCTTGCCCAAAAAAAAGCCCGCCGTACCATTGCTGGCGGCGGGCAACCCTCAGGAGGAGCGCTGAGAATCCATCAAGATTGCTTGCCTTCGCGGAAATACGTTGCGAGGCGCTCGACCTGGTGATACCCGGGCTTCGGGATCTTCCCTTGGGCAAACTTGCTCAACCAGGAATACCCGACGTTCGCGCCAGTCGAGATAGATGGCCATTGTCCCTTGCGTTCCTGCAGCTCACGCATCACGAAATTTAGGAGGCTCTCCTGCATGAATGAGATATATAGCAATGTTTTGCTGCCGGAGTCAAGCAACACCTTGTTACCAGTGCGTAATAGAGTCCCGGCCATGCGATCGGCAACCAGAGAGATCCTTTCAAGAAACCTGCGCAGGCTCATGGCAGAAAATCCGACCTTGGATACCCAGGCAAAGGTTGCGGCACGCGCCAGCCGGAAAAGCGGTCGCAGAGTCGCCCAAACGACGGTTAGCATCCTGCTGAATCCTGATCACCCGGTATCGCCAAAGCTCGACACCATCGAAGCCGTGGCGACTGCCTTTGGCCGCAGCGGATGGGAATTGCTACATCCCACCTGCGGAGACATGAGCGAAGCCGCCGATATTCTTCGGCATCTCGCCGATGCCTCGGAGCGCGAGCGCAACGCCGTATTTCATCTTCTCGCCATGGAACCGTTGACTGACTACCAGGTCGAGCAACGGTTCAAGCGCACAAGGCGCAAGTCCAGCGGTTAAAAACCAAGCGTTTTCATGCATATCTGCTGTATATGCGACAACAGCAATCTTTTGCTTGACGAGGTAGCAATCTATTGCTACCTTTTTTCGCATGAGGATCGCGAACAACAAAGCAACGGTCGCCCACTACCAGGCCATGGCCCGCGAGGCGCAGATGGCGTTCATCATGGAATCCATTGAGCAGCTGGCCACCGCCACGCTCAGCGTCACCGAACTGGCGCCGCTCATCCCGATGGACGATGCCCGGCTCGAGGAACTCGGTTGCTTTTATGAGTCTTCCGCATACGCCCGCCAGGTGCCATTCCTGGCATTTGTCATCGACCCCTATCGCTACGGCTTCACCCCGCATGGAGGACCGCAATGACTGAAATCGCATTGATCGGCGCCACGCTGATGTGTTGCGGAACGGCGCTGTGGACCATCGTCGGCTGCTGGAAGATGAGGCGGCCAGCATGAAGGAATCCGGCATCGTTGGTCGCAAGCGAAAGCCAAGCTTTCTAAGGGCCATGATTGTTGCCATGGCCGCCGGCGCCTTGCCTCCGCCGCGGGCAAGCTTCATCCGCCCGCACATGAGCAGGCGCAGGATCGCAAACCCGGCTGGCTCGAAACTGCTTCGCCGCGCTTACAAGCACCATCAAGGCCAGCGCGGCAGCTACGTCGACGCCGCAGTTTGGTACGGAAAACTGCAGTGAGCTACTACTCGGTATTCACCCGCGAACTCACGGCCGGTGAATCGCTAT